CCAGCACCTGTAGGCGCAACAACAATCGTATTTTTTCTATCGCTTAGTGCTTTCGATGCGTCTGATACCGCTACATCTTGATATGGCCTTAGTATCATAATTAACCTCTAGTTGGAGTGGAGAGAATGGTGAGGGGTTTGTGGCACTCTGCCCCTCGTCAGAGTGTGAATCGGCGTGGTCATAAACACCTTAGCCACTCACATTTAACCTTTTATCTAGCCCAATCAGGAACTGGCCCACTTGCTGTGGCCTGCGGTTGAGGGGCTTGGCTCGTAATAGGAGCCGCACCACCAGAAATAAAATCCTTTGAGTTCGGAGTAAGAACTATTAAAATTTTATTTTGATCCGCGTACCCATTTGTACCTTTTTCGACCTTAACTTTAGCACAGATCTCCATGCCATTCAACTGGTCGATACCTGAGATTTGTCTCTTGGACTGTGCCGCTTCGGACATATCCGCAGGATCAAGGTTGTTATGGCTTTCGATAATAGATCTAAGAGTTCTTAGACCAATCTCTTTAGCCACAGGGATACCGCTTTGGCCCATTTTATCACCGTCTACAAAGATATTATCCCAAACTTTTCTACGGTCATATGGCCCACCAAACACAGTTAATTCTAACTGAGCCCATTTTGCTCCAGTATTGACTGACTTTTTAAACCAGTTACCTCTACCAAACTCAGGGATTTCCATATCTCCGGGTTTTAGTGAGATGATTGCACGAACTACAGTTCCGTGTGGAATGAGTTCAAATTCTCTTGTTGATTCGTCAACAGGCGTATTATTTAGATTCAGCATCATTAGCTCCTTTTTCCATATTTTGAGTTTTGGGATCGACAAATTCCAACGGTCTATCTGACTGTGGTTTGCCACTACCCATCTTTGCGATTAGTTTACCTAAGTGAGGCTCTTCGAGAGTTTCAAGCCTGCCAGAGCGATCCTTCGCAGGATAACCCCATTCATTTAATGGATTACATACAAAAGCACGAAATTGTCCATTTTCTCCAGTCAAGATTGCCATTGTGATTAATTCATCAACAATTCCGGGCATTTCACGACCAGTTTTTGCACCTTCAATTTGAAGGGAATATTGTTTTCTACCGTAGTCATCTGTGTACTCATCTAAGATACCTACAAAGATAACATTCTTTTCACGAATGTGTTGTAGATGTGTTAGCCAAGCCATCATTTCACGACCATGCAAGCCATATGCGGCTCTAGTATCTAACTTACCACTTCTATCTGACTTGCACTCTGGTTGCTGTAAACACCATTGAAAACACAACCGACCTGCAACCGTAATACTATCGACAAACAAAGTATCGTACTTGTTCATCATCGCTTCACGATCACCATATTGAGCCGATACATATTCAAAATGCTTTTGACCAAACACAGAGTCTTCTGCAAGAGATGGATTGCTGCCACCTAAGAAACACGCAAAGTCACGACACTCTGTCCATGTTCTAGGTCTAATGACATCTACTGGTAATCCTTCGATTGCGGCATCACCAGCTTCTAAATCCATAAATAGAGTCTTGTCGGAGTCGAGTGTTCGAGCGAGTGTAGTTTTACCTACACCACTCTGACCACACACAACAATCTTGTGACCACGCTTTTCTTTCATGCGTTCGTCAGCAGAAATAATTTTTAGTCCACTTGACATCTTATGTCTCCTCTTCAATTCTATCGATTTTAAATTTACCCATTTCAGTAACACGACATGGCTCTAACATATCCTTAATCTTCTTATGAGCCGCAGTGTAAACACGCTCATCTACAGAAAATGTTACCTTTGCAAAGTGATTAGCATCGTCTGGGTTCATTTCCTCAAACGCTTTTTGCAACTTATCATTGTCCCACTTTACTTTTTTAGGGATGTTAATTTTAAATCTACTGTTGCCTTCTGCAATAGTAGCTGTGCCGAAGTCTTTGCCCTCAGAACGCAAAGTATCTCTTGCTTTCTTTAGAAACAAATCTTCTAGCTTCTCATCAATTTCTTTTAATTCTGCGTTTAGATCTTTTACGACAAAGCGTAATTCTTCACGTCTATCAAATAGCTCAATGCCATCCATTTTATGACCTCCTTTATATTAGTTTTGTTCACGGACACATTTGTCCCACAATGTACTATTTATGTCAAGAGGTTTTTTTACTTAAATATATTTCAATACCTAAACAGGCTTTCATCAGCTTCTTTTTTAATTTGAACTCAGGTGTTTCAACGCCTTTAGCGTCTTCTACAATTTGTGTCCAATTGCCATTCATATCTTGCTTTTTGTACCTGAAATCCGCAATATAAGTACAAATCTTTTCTCCGTTTACTTCTAGTGCAAAGCGAACTTGAAGTTCTAAATCTTTTACTGTTCCAGCTTTTTCAAGCGCCTTTATATAAAGATAACGCTCAGATTCCCATTTAGAATCAAACTTTATACCGTTAATCGTTACCTTTTTATTATTGTATTTAGACCTTGACCCAAATCTTCTGGGATTATATGGTGCTTTTACTAACATTTTTTAAAAAGGACTCCTTACTATGCCAAATCCGCTTAAATATAAATCTGTAAGCCTTACTTTAGGCGCATATGACAAACTTGTCCATGTAGCTGAAGTAGAAGATAGATCAATAGGAAGACAGCTTTCTAGGCTTGTAGATCAAGCTTACGCAGAGGTTAAGCCTATGCCATACAAAGAACTAGCGACTAATTCATCAACATCAAGATACGGTATTTCTTCGGCGCATGACTCTGTAATCGAAAACGATTAAGGTTTTAATAAATCTGCACTACCAAGGCCGCCAAGCAACGTAGCCGCTACTGTTGGATCTCCCATCGCTCTTTGACGTATAGAAGTTTTAGCACTTAGTGGGGATGGAGGAACTACTTTATAAGGTAAATTACTTAAAGCACCGGGTTTAACATCAGGCACAGGAGTATTCCTTGTAGGTGTTCTTGCTGGTGTTTTTGAGCTCATATTAGCTTTTGCAGTATTAGTTATTAAATTTTTAACTCTGTCAGTTTCTTTTGAAATACCCTGACTGGAAGCCTGTCCTGTAAATTGAGATATTGCAGAAAATATCAAGTCTGAAAAAACTTCTCCTGATGTTTTTCCTTGACCTGTTAATTGTCTATAATCTCTCATAAATCTTTTATAAAATAAATCAGAAGAAAACATTCTTCCCAAAACAGTAAATTTTGCTATTTTACCTAAATTTTGCAAAGGACTTGCCGCTATACTTGCCGCAACTAACTCACCACCTTCAGCAGATTTAGAATTTAATTTTAAAATTTTACCGAATTGTTCCATTTCTTCTGCCATATTATCGCCAAAAATTTTTGCATTTTTAGCTTTGTCATCTATTAATTTGTTAGCAAATGCTCTAAATTGAGTTGGATCTGTTAAAAATTTTGCATCAAAATCACCTATTAGATTATCCATATAGGAACCTCTAAGTACTTTTTTACTAGCCTCATCATTAAAATAAGTCATTACTTTTTCTACATCAGAAGCTTTAGTATTAGGATTATTAATATATGCCGCCGCTTCTACATCATCTAAAGTGCCATTTGTTAATTTTTTAACTAAATTATTTCTTTGAAATTCATTTTTTTGGGCTCTTTTACTTAACAATCCTCTTAATAAATTAATTCCATCATCAGCAAATACGTTTCCTTCTTTTAAAGCACCTACAAGTCTTTCATCTATACTGCTTAAAGATAAAGAATCCATTTGTTCTGCTAATTTTTTTACTTGAGCCGCTTGAGGGCCGAACAATTCATCTGCCGTTGTACCTAATTTTTTATACGCCGTAGCAAATTGTTTTCCACTAAATTCAGTGGGTTTAAGAGGTTTTACAGAATCATCAATAGTTTTTCTTAACCATTCTCCTGCCATCCTAGAACGTAAAGCTTCGTATTCACTTTCTACTTTAGGAGATCCAGATCTTCGAGTTTTATTTATTCTGTCTGCTTGATTATCTAAAACTCTTTTTAAACTTGTAAGTCGTTCAGGTGCATTAGGTTTTAAAATACTAGATTGCATTTTTGAAGCATCTACAGGTCTATTGTTTCTTACAGTATTAGCTATATTTTTTAAAATTGAAGAATGTTCTAAAGCATCAAATTGTTTCATGCCTTCTGCATAAAGTCTTCTTTTTTCTTGCAATTGATCGGCGGCATCTAAAAGTTTTTTTCTGGGTCTTGCACCAGCGTCTAAACCTCTAAAACGAGTAAACTCTAAACCTTCTAAATTTTTTCTTGACAAAATGTCGTCTATTTCATTTATAAATTTATTAGCTAAATTATAAACCCCTTGTTCCGCACCTTGAGTCATTTTTGTATCATTTAAAGATTTTCTAGCAGAATACAATTTTGCAAAAGAAGATCTTTCACCTACTTGAGACATTGATTCTATAATAGATCTTTCTAAATCTTGACTAGTACCCGGAACTACATTTCTATATTTTGCTGTTCCTCCAAGCTCATCAACAAGACCCCTTAAACTTCCAGAGGGAATGATGTCTGAATTTCCAAGAGTAGATGTATTCATATCATCTATTTTTTTAAATGCAGTTTCCATAGAGTCATCAAAATATTTAAAAGATTGACTTAATGTATCAAATAATTCTTGATTTATTTCACCGTCAACCTTAGAAGCCATTCCTAATTCATCTGCCGCTTTAGTCATGTGATTTACTATTTGAGCAGATAATTCAGCTTCTTCTTTTAATAATTGAGTATTTCCTGTATCTGCGGCTTCTTTTAATATTCTACCTAAATCATTTATGTCTGAAGCTCCTGCGTCATTTCTAAATTTTTCTATTTTAGCAGTTATAGCTTCATGGTTCTTTTTTAAACGAGGAGAAGATTTAAAAATTCTTTCGGCTAATGCTTGCTGTCTTGCTATTAAACTAGGAGATCCCAATGCACTTAAATTAGGTGTAATTCCAGCTTCTATAGATTGACCTGCTAATTTTAAATCTTCTGGAGACAATTTAGATCCACTTGGACTAAATAATTTTCCTAAAGTTTTAAAAAGAACTTGTCCTGCACCTTCAAATGCACCCGCTATTAAAGCTTCTTTACCAGTTTGTTTTGCTATCTCGCCTGCACTTTGGTCAGAAAATCCCTTCACTGCTTCATAAATTTCTTCCGCTAAGTTTCCTGCGCCACCACCAATAGCAGAACCTATTATAGCGCCTACAAAAGGAATTGGAATAACAGCTTGACCGATAATAGCCCCAGTTACAGCACCAGTTACTTCTGGTGCAATTCCCGCAATATCGCTAAGATCACTGCTAGTAAATCCTTTTTCATCTATAATTATATTTTGCGTTGTTTCTATACCAAGTTTTTTTGCTCCAGATGGAGTCACAGCTAATTGACCACCTAAATCTGTAGTGTAATCATTTTCGTCTAAACCATTATTTTGTAATACTTTTACTTGTTCACTTAACCTATCTGCTATACTTAAATCAGCTCTCAACCCTGCATCTTGAATACCAGTAGTTCTATCAAATTCTGTATCTGTTAATTGTGATTCTACTTGACCTTGTTCTACCTCAGTGAAAAAAGGTTTAGGATTCATTACAATTTCTCTTATTCTGTCATTTTCTAATTGAGTAGGAGAATCCCCACTAATTTCAAATTCCATCGCACCGTAACTAGTATCTACTGAAATAATTCCCATATTAACATTAATCCTTTACAGAAATTCTAGGAACAACTGTTGTTAAAATATCTCCGTCTACAAGTGTATAATTTATTCTTTTTAAATTCATAGCTCTTTGTTTATTGTTTTCCCATTCAGATTCTAATGCGTAATAATTTGGGTCTTGAAGATCATCAGCTACAGAATCTATTTCTTGTTTTTTAGACATAAATATCTCTCTAATTGAACCAACATTTTTTTGTAACTGTTCTATAGTTAAAAGTTCTCCCGGCTTACCTAATAATGCTACTAATCTTTCAACATCAACATTAGATATTCCATTTCCAGCTTCTTGAGTCAACATTTTCTTATATTCAGCTATAATTGCATTTCCTAATGATTCTATTTGCAATCTTGGGTCTAATTTTGAACCATCTTTAAATTCAAATTTAGCACCAAATCTATTAGCCATTGCCTTTGCTCTATTAAGAGCTATTTCGCCCGCAGTTCCGCCAAATTTATTTCCATCATATTGAGACAATAATATATCAATTTCATCTGTCTTTTTGAGCGCACCATTAATTCTTTTCATAGCGGCCTCTGTTTTATTTAAAGCATTTCTAGGAAAAGCAAATTTTTCACCTTCTTTGTTTCTTCCCATATTAATATTAAATCCGTTGAAAAATTCTGTATTTTTAATTCCTTTAATTTCCATACCTGCTTTTTCGTCATTTTGAGCATCTATTCTTAATTCTAATAATTTTAAATCTTTAGCTTGTTTTAATGTTCTAGCTTCTTTTGCTAAAGCGGCGGCGGCAGATTCTCCTGCCTGTATTCTTCCTAACGCATATTTTCCTGCAGCGAGTGCTTCAGCTTTAGCTGTTTTCTTAGCGGCTTCTAATTTAGGTAATGCTTTTTCACCTGCTTCACCTACTGCACTAAGCATCCTACCAACATTAAAACCTTTACCAGCTTTATTTTGCATTAAAGCAAGTCCCATAGCCATTAAAGCCGAACTTTTGTCTGCTTTACCACTTGGATCTAAGCCTGTAGCTTCGTAAAATTCTTTTTTGTATTTTGCTAATAGCTCTTCTCTTGTAGCAGGCGTTACTGTTTCACCTTTAGATTTAGCTATATCCTCAAGAGCCGAATTTTGTAATTTTTCATATGCGTCCTCTCCACCATCTTCATACCCAGCCTCAGCTTCAGCTTTATCTTGTGCTATAGTTTCTAATCTTTTAGCTTCATTTTCAGCTCTTATAGCTTCGTCTGCATTTAATTTAGGAAAAGCATCTAAATTTGTTTTTTCATCTTGTTTAGCTTGCTCTGCGGCTTTAGCAATAGATCCCATTAAGCTCATATCTACATCTTCTTCAAAAATACTAGATTCTTCTGGCATTTTTTTTATTTTTTCTATATTTGCTTTTCTATCTCTTTCTAATTGAGCTTTTACAAATTCAGGACGTAAATTAAGTTCTTGTGATATTTTTATAATTTCATCTTCTTTAGGAGATAATCCTAATTCATTTTTTAATCCTCCTAAAAGTCCTTTTGAAAAATAAGAACCTGCGTCATCATAAAAATCACTACCAATATCTGACATAGAAGCCCCTGCATTAGGAAAATTTAAAAAATCTAAACCATAACCTATACCTTTTGCGCCTGTGCCTAATGTGCTTGAACCAAGACCCATTAAAGAACCTAAAAGTCTGTCTGATGAAAAATTTCCAAAAAAATCTCTATATGGTTCAGCGGCTTCGGCTCTTTCAGTTGACTTGATAACAGATTGAGAAGTTCCTAAACCACTTTCTTCAAATGGATCGTAGTCTACCCCTCTTGATTTTACTCTTGGTACAATAGCCATTTTGTTACCCTTATGCTTGGTTTATGCCTTGAATAGTTGTGTATGCTCCTATTCCGCTTAAAAATGGATTAGCAGAAGGTTGTGGCCTGTAAGTGCTATAGATACCCGCTGAAGGCGTTCCTTTCAATGCACCGTAACCATAGTCTAAAGGTCTAGTAGCCTCCTCAAGCGGCCTCTGAGCCTCTTTACGAGCCATTGCTATCCTTGCATCTTCATATGCTCTGTTTCCGCCTCCAAGACCCGCTAAAAGCCTTAAATCATTAGGAGCCATAGATCCGTAAACCCTACCTACATCCGCAGAAGTTCCGCCAATACTTCCCATGTTAGCTCCAACACCTGACAAGGAAGCTCCTAGTCCACCTGTTAGCCTACCTGATTCTAAGTTTCTTTTCTTTTCTTCTTCAAAAGAACCTAAAGACGTTTTTAATGCGTCACTGTAACCTTTATCTAAAAGATTAGCTATAGTTTGAGACTTTTGAGCTAAAATATTTCTATCGGTTTCGGCTCTTTGTACGCCTTCTCTGGAACCTCCAAACGCCCCTGCTTGAATTGCACTAGCCGCAAGTTTGTTTTTACTAATGTCTCCCTGCCTATCAATTTGAGACATAGCTTCGTCAATAACTTGCTGTCTGTATGGGTTCATAAATTTAGATGTCGCAGTAGCAGGATCAAAAGAACCAGTTCCTGCATCAACTTTTGACTTTGCCTCATCAAAAAATCCAGCACCTTTAGTCATAGTTCCTAAACCTGAACCAATAGCATCAGCGGATGTTTCAAAGTAAGGAGAGTATCTATTAATAAATCCCTCACTGCCTGCTAAATTAAGTGCTTGTAGCTCTAAGGGATCAAGACCAGCCATTCTATATTCTGGTATATTAAACAGATTTTCCTGTTGAATCGTGCCGCCTTCGTATTGACCAGTTTCTTCGTTATATTTACCGAATATCTGATCTAATAGAGCTTTTTCACGTTCCTCTATGTATTCTGGACGACGATTAATACTTTCTACAACTTCAGCCATTATGCCATATCCTCAAGACCATTCATTAATTTATATCCGTTCTGGATTCCTTTATTAAGATTTCCGCCCCCAAGACCTTCTACAGCCTTTCTAGTAAGGACAAATTCACCCGCTGTAAGCATTGCAGGAACATCATCTTTTGTTCCAGAGCCCTCGCTTGGCATTATTCCACCGTCTCTTCTTTCAAAAACTTGACCACCGTCATTATAGCCCCCTAAGATAGGTCTAAATTCAGTAGTTCCTCCAAACGGTCTTCTTCCGGGTGATTCTTCTTCTTTTCCAAATATCTTATCTAAAAATGTTGATCCCAAACCAAACAATAAAGCCTCTCCACCTTTACTGTTTAATAAATCAGTTAAAAAATTATTCTTTCCTTTACCGCCCACTGCATCTGCAAGAAGACTACCAATACCCATTGTACCCTCTGCCTTTTCTCTTTTTGCAACAGGGGCTATGCTTTCTGTTAAAGCATTAGGTGTCTTTTTAGTTGTAGCTTTTATTTTAGGTTTTTGTTGGCCTCCTCCTTCACCAAAAAAACCTGAGTCTCCACTTAATCCACCTACTAATCCACTCGCTAAAGCTTCTTTTGCGTTTACTTTACCACCCATTAACTTTTGCAAAGCTACATTTGTAATTACATCTTTTCCAACTCCAGAACCAAAAATACTTTTTCCTATAGAAAGTAATTCTTTCCAAAAATATTCTGAGTTTCCAGTATTAGGGTTTATACTATTACTTTGTGAGCCCACAACGTAACGATCTGGGTTTCCCCCCATATTCGATATAGCAGTAGCAATACCAGCACCAAGATTAGGGTTGTTTTCTAAAACTGGACGTGGAACAACGACTTCACCGGGACTAACGTGAGCCACTTCTGTGTCGCCAAATCTACCCATCATAGCTGTGTTCTTTAACAAGGAAACCACCTTTCTAGGTTAATTTAACAAAAATTATCTTGTTTGGCTAGTCTTTATCCTATTTGTCTCATTCTTTCAACCAAACGATCTGCTCTATTTTTTACTTGATTATACCAACGACTGTCAACCATCTCGTCTGCCGCAGATTGCCAATCCCTTGCATCTACACCACGCTTCATACCTTTAAACGCAGATAAACGACCTAACCCCATGTTAAACATCATATTACAAATTATTTGTTGTGCCTCTTCTGGAAGCTCATCAAAGTCAGGATAAAGGCTATTACAGTCGGAAAGTACGCTTTCTATATCTTCATTAAAAAGTTCATCTATTCTTTCTCTGCTTACAGGATCGCCTACTTCCATATCGTATTCGGGTTCACCTTGTCTACATAAATGCCCAATTCCCACTGTTTTTAAATTTAAATGATCTAAATACACCTCTTCAACCACACCTTCATCAATTTCTAACTGTTCTATTAATAATTCTAAATTCATTTATACCTTCCTTGCTTTATCTATAGCTCTTGACCCAAACCAGAAAGCTAGAATAGCCGCAAAGATTCCTTTGGTTTCCTCATCCCATAAGACTTGTATGGCTTCGGCAAAATTAGTTCCAGACTTCAGAGCCTCCATAAGTAGTGTTATTTCAATGGTCGCAAACAAAAGAAAAAATGCGTATGT